GTGTTGGCGTCACCCACCCAAACCACATGAGACTCAATCTCAATAAGGTATACCACCATGCCAGAACAAGTTAAGCAGTTCACTTGGCAGGAGTTAGCAAACCAGCTTGGTGTGACGCGGCAGGCGCTGGTAAATTGGCGTAACATGCCAGGCGCTCCGGCCGACCGAGATCTGGCTGCATGGGATGAATACGCCAAAAGCCATAACCTCGGTGCCAAGGGTAGCCGAGTAGCGGTTAGCGCCAGCCAGCTAAAGGAAGAAAAGACCAAGTGGGAGATCGAGATTCTAAAGAATAAGGATGCTCGTGATAAACGTACCACGATCGAACGCAGCGAAGTTAGCCAGTTGCTGCTGCATATCAGCACTCAGTCGCGTACCATGCTTTACCAATTCCTTGAAACTGAGGCGCCACCTAAGCTGGATGGTTTGGCAGCAGTCGCCATGCGGCCGATCTTGCGCGAGATGGCCGACGCCATAGCCGATGCCCAGGCTGATCTGATAAACCAATTTGAGGACTTATGAGGCACGAGGAAGCTTTTCCTTCATGGCGTGCCGGCTGGAAAAAGCCAGACCGCCGGCGCATGTACGACTGGGCGCATGATCACCTTGTGCTGCCAACCAGCTACGCGCAGCCAGGGCGGTTTGATGTAAGTACGTCCAGGCATTTGATTGGCCCACTAAACGCCATTCAGAATGACCAGATTAGGGAGGCTAGCTGGTGTGGCGCAATTCAGACCGGCAAGAGTTTGGTGGTCGAGGTTGGGATAGCCTGGGCGGCATGTAACTCCCCAGGGCCGATCATGTGGACAATGCAAACCGACGAAGACGCTAGGGAGCATTGCAACCAGCGTTTTATGGACATGCTCAAGGGCGTGCAACAGATCAGGGACATGCTGCCATTTGATAGGCACATGCGAACGATGACCGATATTTACTTTGGGCCGTTTTTTATGAGCGTGAACGGCGCTAACATTAACAATTTGCAGCGGGTAAGCGTGCGCTGGAAATTTAACAGTGAGGTCTGGCTTTGGAAACAAGGGTTACTAGCGCATGCTCGCGGCCGTGTCTCAGCTTTCGAGCGTGCTGGTAACAGCAAGGTCATTAACGAAAGCCAGGGCGGCAGCGCCGGCGATGATTTTGATTTAGCGTGGCAGGCTGGCAACCAACAGGTCTGGTCAGTCAAATGCTTTGGATGCGGCCAGCTTTCACCGCTAGCTTTTGCCGGCCGAAGCTTGACTGATCCAAGCAAATTGGCATGCGTTGTATGGGATGAAAAAGCAAGAAAAGCAGACGGCACTTGGAACATTGGCAGAGCAGCCGAAACGGCGCGGTGGCGCTGTCCGGCCTGCGGCATTGATCACGAGGACACGGCTAAGACCCGCGCAAGGTGGAATGCAGAAGGATCCTATATTGTGGGACGCCAAGATTCTGCAAAAAGTAATGAAAGTTTTAGATGGGAGGGGCTGGTTGCTCGCGAGATGGGAGCGCTGGTGGCGCAATTTCTTGAAGCGCGTAAGGCTCAAAAACAGGGCGTGCCACAAGCAATGATGGATTTTACTCGGCAGCGCCGAGCATTGCCGTGGCAGGATGAAGATTTGACCGAGGTAATTTTGCTTAAAGGATCTGGATATTTGCTATCACGACTTGATCCCAAGGAGTTAATTGATAACGAAGCTAAGCGCTTTGTCGTGATTGATAGGCAACGTGATCACTTTTGGATTAACGTACGAGCATGGCGGCGTGATGGATCTAGTCGGCTGCTTTACTTTTCCAGAGTTACTACGCCAGAGCAATGCGAAGAAGTGCGCGAAACTTACGGCGTTGAGTCACAGCTTTGCTTTGAGGATGCCGGCTATTTCCCAGAGGGCGTTTATACTGATTGCGCCAGATACGGCTGGACGGCATTAAAAGGAAGTGGTGACAACTATTTCCAGATCGAGATACGCGGCCAGAAAGTTAAGCGGCTTTGGTCTAACGCTTCTAAGATCCTGCATAACGGCAAACTGATCCCTTTGTTTCACTGGGCATCAGATCCGGTAAAGGATGCGCTGTACAACTTGCGCAGCGGCCGAGGCGCAATCTGGGAAACGCCAGACGACGTAGCCGGCGAATACGCCAACCAGCTTAGCGGTGACCATAAAAAGCAACGTGTGAATCAGCGCACCGGCCGGCCGGAGTGGCGCTGGACTCGCCGGCACGCTAACCATGCTCACGATCTGGAGGCTATGCAAACGGTAGTGGCCATGATGCTTTCAATACTTTCTGCACCGGAGGCTGGCCAAGAAGCGCCAGAGGTGGTAGCACTTTTACCGCAATAAAAACAACATGAACATCACCGACAAAGTAACGCAGGCACTTGATGCCAATTCGCCAGAGGATAAACTGCAACTCATGACCGCACCCTGGGGGGCTATCGCTAGCCGTGTACCAGGCTGGTCAAGAGTTATACATTACCTCTTTTTCAAATCAGTGTTCCAAGCTATGCCTGAGATCAAAACCGTTTTGATCCTTGGTGTATATATGGGGCGTGATATCACAATCATGCTCGATGTATGCGCCGGCCGAGCGCTACAAGTGGTGGGCGTTGATCGTTTTGCTGATCAGCCATGCGATGACTGGGCGCCAGAAAAAAAAGGTCAGACTTGGGCTGAGTCTGGTTTTGGTGATGCGCCAGATATTAAAAAAGCGCTTGATAACATTAACCCGCAAGAACCACATCAAGTTAAGTTAATACAATCTGACAGCGCGGTTTTCTTGGCTAACGTAACTGGGCAATTTGATTTTATCTATATCGATACAAGCCACGACTACGATACGGTTAAACGCGAGATTGAGGCAGTGCGCAAACTTTGCCACCCTGGTACGTTACTTGCCGGTGATGATTTTATAAACGAGGGCAAAGAATGGTGGGGCGTCGATCGTGCAGTTGGTGACAGTTTCAAACCTCAAACCGCAAGTGTGCTTGGCCAGATGATCTGGTACGGTGCTGCTGCTGATCTCAAATGAGTACCGCCATAATTATTACAGGGGAAATGCGCAGTTTTGAGCGCTGCATTAAGAATTTAGAATGGCAAGTTTTCCGACACTTTCCAGACGCTAAGTTTTACGTGGCGCCGGCAGATGATGAGGATGCCAGCAAAGCGGAACTACTACGTGAAAAGCATGAGCATGTAATTATCAAGCCGGTTACCCAGCCAGAGATGGTAATGCCTCCAGGCTGTCCAACGACATGGACGCCAGGGCAATTCTACATGCATGAGCCGTACCATATTTCAGTGCCACCGACTGCGGTGATCGGTCAGCTTTGGTCATTACGCGAAGGCTGGCATTTATACGAGTTAGCTAATGATCCGGCTGATGTAATTATACGCTGCCGGCCAGATCTCTGGTTTCATAATTTTGTGATGCCTGGTGGGCTTTATACAGAAGGCGCGGCGCTAGTAGCATACACGCCTTGGTGGGGCCGCTTTGGCGGTATAAATGATAGGTTTGCCATTATGGGTAAATATGCAGCCAGCAGCTATTTTAACACCTATACAAAATTGCCTTACTTGATTGAGTATGGATGCCCACTGCACCCTGAGTCTTTAGTAAAGGCCTCATTAGAAGCTGGCGGCAATTATGTTAGTGCTGATTTGCTGGCCGAGTTCAGCACGTTACGCAAAAACGGAGAGATGAGGATGCCAGAAATAACGGCCATTGATCGGCATCATCATTTGAGAAGTTGACCTAACGACCAACAACGGCGCGGCTTTGTCGCTGCTCCATGTTGTAAACGGTGGCTCTGGAAATATCTGGGGTCACCGTTTTCAGCGTAATTGACCAAAGGCTTGCTGGTATGATTGTCCAGCTAGCTAATATCCTGATCAGGCAGGCCAATAAAACAAATAACCCAAGGGCTTACCTTGATGATTTGATAACGTCAAAGCTCACGACTGCCAGCGGTCAAGGTGGCGTCATCACTAGCACTAGCGTCAACGGCAAGTCTGTTACGTTTCAAGCTGCTACGGGTACGACTGTTGCAGATTTTATGAACGCAGCAGAGTTGGCATTGCAATCACTAGAGGCTGGCTTACTTAGAGTACCGCGCAACACATACGGACTTTTACGCTAATGAATAAATTACAGGCTACGGCTGCCAAGTGGCTCGGACTTTCTTACTTGGTAGATGCTGCCAATTATCAGATGCGCTTGCGCCGGCCTATTGAAGCGCCGACGGTAAACACGATTGCTAAAGAGGTTAATCAATCTGATTGGCTGACGCTGTTATCAGATTCACGCAAACTGTATTGCAATCTTGGCCCAGTCACCGGCGCCATCGATGACAAAGCAACTTACTCAATAGGCCGCGCATGGAATCCAATTTATACCGGCCAAGATCGTGAATGGGGTAAGACGGCAGAAAAGTGGCTGCGTGAAGAATGGTATCCAATGGCTGACGCTCGTGGCTCGATGTTTAATTTTAAGACTGATCTTTTCTTGATGTCGGTCTGCACAGACCGTGATGGTGAGATCTATATTTTCCTAACGCAGTCCAAAGATGGCTGGCCGCAAATTCAATTACTGCCAGCGCACATGATTGGTCAGCGCAATGTGCCAGATGGCATTTTGCGCGAGGGGCCATATAAAGGGCTAAGAATGATACAGGGCGTAGTGACTAACGATGTTGGCCGCGCAGTAGCATATCAGATCTTGGGCGAGATTGCTGCTGCTGATTACTTTTTGAGCGCTCGTGATTTGATCCAAGTATTTGATCCACGTTGGCCAGATCAAGTGCGCGGCTTCCCAGTGTTTATGCATGCGCTGCTGGATCTTAAGGATCTGCGCACCGTACAGGGCTACGAAAAAATGGCAGCCCAGATCATGTCCAGCATTGGCTTGATCGAGTGGAATGAGCAGGGCGCACCTGACCCTGGCGATCCCATGAATTTGCTGACACGC